GGAGTTGTTGCAGATGAGCGCGAGGGACCCGCCGTTCCTGATGTCGAGCGACTTGTTGACGCCCTTCTCGTTCTTGCAGAGCGGGGCGACTAGGGCGCCGTAGGACGCGGGCGTGAGGTCTGTGACGGCGACGGCGGTCTTGAGGGGGTAGCCGTTGGTCGAGTTGATGTCGACGCCCTCGTGGATGTCGCGGGCGAGCCCGACCGGCTCTCCGGCTGCGCCCTTGCCGAGCACGGCACCGTACTCGAGCCCGTTGGCCAGGGCCTCGCCCAGGCAGGAGCGGACGTATCCGTCGAGGAAGACCGGGCCGAGGTCGAGCATGCCTCGCTCGATGCAGGCGAAGGCGGTGAGCTTGCCCTGCTTGATGTCGACGACCTTGAAGGCGGACGTTATCTCCTTGGTGATGGCGTCGGTGAGGTTGCCCCATGCGGCCTGCTGCTTGGTGTTGTCGTTGAGAATCCAGCGGGTGAGGTAGCCGGTGGACGTGAGGTTGATCGCGGCCAGGAGTGGGTGCGTCTCGGTGAGGTTCTTGAGCACGTCGTCGATGACGGTCTGCGGCATCGCGGTGTCGGGGATGGAGGCGAACGCCTGCACGGGGTTGGGGCTCTTCAGCGCGTCGATGATGTGCTGGTAGTAGGTGGTCTCGTCACCCGTGAGCTGGCGGAACCCGCGCTGGGCGAGCACGACGGAGTCGTTCGAGCGCTGTGCCTGCTCGAACTGGTCGGCGAGGTCGGCGCTCATGGCCTCGTAGAAGCCCGACCAAGCCTGCTCGATGGCATCGGGGTCACCGGACTTGTAGGCGTCGGCGAGCTTGTGGGAAGCCGCCTTGGAGAGTGCGTTCTGGTTGATGGGCATGGGAAGGTTCCTTTCTGTCGGTTTTTATCGGCGCGAGAGCGCCATGAAGAAGGCCGCAGCCTTTTCGGATGCGGCCTCGCCTGTCTCGTCCTGCACGTCCGGCCCTTCGGGCGGGACGTCTGTCGGTTCGTCCACGTCCGGCTCGGGGCCGGGCGCGCCTGGCCCCTCGTCACCGTCATGGCCGTCCGCGCGTATGAGCGCGGCGGCACGCTCCAGCGCGTCGGCAAGGTCGTTACCCGATGGCTGGACGGATGTGGCAGACGGGCGCGTGAGGGACTCGAGGACCGCCTGCCGTGCGCTCTGGGTCGGGGAGCCGGTCCCCTGCTCGGGCGTGACCTCGGTCGCGAACCCCATGTCGAGCGCGTCGGCCGGCGATATCCACGTGTCGGTGGACATGAGCTCGTCGAGCCTCGTCGGGTCGATGCCCGTCTTGGCCAGGTAGATGCCCTTGCTGAGCTCGGTCACGGTGTCGAGGGTGTCGGCGAGGTCGCGCATGTCGTCGGCCGTGCCGAACCCCTGTGCGCTCGCCTGGTGGATCATCAGGAGGGACGCCTCGCGCATGACCCGCCGCGAGCCCGCCATGAAGATCACGGACGCGATCGAGCACGCGAAGCCCTCGCAGACGGTCGTGACCTCGGCGGTGAGCGCCGAGAGGGCGTTGTAGATCGCGATCCCCTCGCTCACCTCCCCGCCGTACGAGTTGATGTGGACGGTGACCCCCGTCACGGGGCCGAGCCCGGCGAGCTCGCCCACGAGCCCGCTCGCGCTCACGTCGGAGTCGCCCCACGGGTCGGACGTGACGTCGCCGAAGATGTAGAGGTCGGCGACCTCGCCCGTCGTGGTCAGCTGGTAGAACTTTCCCATCGTTATTCACCCCCGCCCACGGTCTCGAGGTTCTTGGTCATCGCGTATTCGTCCGCCCAGGGGGCGGCGATACGGTCCTGCGAGGTGAGCCTCCTCACCTCGTTGGGGCTGAGTATCCGGTCGGCTATGAGCTTGTCGGCGTCCTGCGCGACGGCGAAGAGGTCGGCGTGCTTGATGCAGCTCGTGTCGAGCTGGCACCTGATTCCACGCGTGTAGTCTTCGGTCGTGAAGTTCTTGCCGCTTATCTCGTCGCCGATCATCTGCGCCACGGGGTCCACGGAGAACGTCAGGAAGGACGTGAACACCTGGTCGAAGTTGTTCACGTTGCCGTAGAGGAGCGATACGGGCATGTGGTACCCCTCGGCGACCGCCTCGTAGGCGTCCCTCCTGATGCTGATGAAGTCGCTTGATGTGTCGGTGGACTTCTTGGCCTGGTCGCTCACGAACTCCTCGAGCGTGGAGCCCTTGAACTCCGGGTACACGACGTTGTCGTTGGTCATGAAGGTCTGGAGGTTGTCGTTGATCATCTGCCCGTACGTGTCCTGGAAGCTCTTGTTTCCGCCCGGCATGGAGTCGTACTTGAGCTTGTACTTCCTGCCGTTCTTCGCCTTGAACGCCTTCTCGGCGGACTCGGCGAGCGACGCGTAGAGCGTCGCGAGGGATCCCTCGAGCTCGCGGTACTTGTCGTCGGCGCGGAGCTGGAACCAGTAGCACGTGTTGGCGCTGCACGAGCGCGCGTACGTCTTCCCCTCGATCGCCACGTTGTCGAACCTCCACGGGGAGCCTATCCCGGGGGTCGTGTCCACCGTGAACGAGTCGGCCACGTAGAGCGCGGTGGAGCCGCGGGTCCTGACGGGCACCACGAGGGCGCCGTACTGCGAGAAGAAGACCGCGTTGACGAGCTTGTCGATGAACTGGGTGTGGCTCTGGTTGGGGTTCGGCTTGACGTTCCACATCCGCGACTCGTCATCGAGGACCGGCCTGCCGTCCGTGCCGATGAACTTTATCTCGGACCTCTGGATCCCCGCGCTCACGTAGTCGACGGCTATGTGGCGCGCCATCTCCATGAGGGCGCAGGACTGCCAGTCGGAGAACGCCTTTGCGTCGGCGTCGGACGTGGTGACCTCGTTGCCGAGCCAGTCCACTATGCGCTGCCTTATCGACACGTTCCGCCTCCTAGAAGGTCATGACGGGCGCGAAGCACGGCTCCACGTCCTCGGGTATCCTGTCCGCCACGGTGAACGCCGCGACCATGGCCATGAAGCCGTCCGTCTTGCGCGAGCGTGGCTCGATCTTGCCGTAGACGTAGTTGTCCAGGTCGCCGTAGGTCCCGCGCTTCGCCGGCTCGAGCTTCGCGTTGTTGATGAACCAGCGCATGATCGGCACGTCGCCGAAGGCTATCCTCCGCGTGGCGAACAGCGAGTTGATGACCGGCTGCACCAGCATGATGTCGCTCGGTCGCACGAGCTTGAGGTTTCCGCCCTTGCCCACGGTGGCGGAGAATCCCGCCTTCTCGATCGCATCCTTCATGAGCGTATAGCGGTAGTTATCTATCGCCACGGCTCTCACGTCGTAGCGCGCCACCTGCTCGGACACCCAGTCGCCTATGAGGTACGGGCTCACCTCCACCTCGTCGACGATGGTCAGCTCCCCCCGCTCCGCCCACTCGGCAAGCGGCGCCTTGATGCGCCCGGCGTCGCACGACGCCTTGCAGAACCACGCGTGGCCGAGCGCCTGCCACTCGTCGCCGACGCGGAAGAGCGCGGTGGCGCCGATCATGTCGGTGGTCTTGGCGTAGTCGATGCCTATCACGCACGGCGCGCCGTCGAGGGCGCCGACGTCTATCGGTCGCGACGCGGCCATGACGTTGTCCCAGCTCGTCACCTCTATGTCCACGCGCCCCTGCGGGCAGTTCATGCGCTTGGTCGGGAACGCGATGTGCCTCGCGGGGTCCGCCTTCCACTTCGCGTACTCCCTCCGGGTCTCGTCCATGAGGTTGGGGAGGTAGCGCAGCGACGGGTTCGCCATGTGCCAGTTGCGCTCGTCGTCGAGCAGCTCCAGCGACGGGACGCAGCACATGAACGGCAGGAACCCGCCGTCGTCGCATGTCTCGGGGGCCGCCAGGACCTTGCGGCCCTGCTCCTTGAACTCGTCGATGACCCCTCCCCTCACGTCGCCGTCGCTCGAGAAGTAGGCCTCCCTCGGGCAGTCCTTCTTTCCGAGCCCCGTCTCGAAGACCTCGAGCTGGTCGTGGCTCTGGTACTGGTGGACCTCGTCGAAGAAGACGGCGCCGGAGCGCAGGCCGTCCTTCGTGTCGGCGTTGCTCGTCCAGTAGCGGAGCGTGGATTGCGTGCCGGTGTTCCGGATCTCGGTGCCGGTCCACGAGAACCCGCGCCTGAAACCGGACGCGTCATGGTCGAGGACGCGCTTCGTGTCGAGGAACGAGGTCTTGGCCTGCCGCTCGGAGTTGGCGCAGAGGTCGACGTCGTAGAAGTCGATCCCGTTCGCCTTGGAGAGCATGCAGAAGGCGAGGAAGGACATGAAGGCGTTCTTGCCCGCGCCGCGCGAGACGTAGGCGAAGAGCTCGGGCCACCTCGGCAGGCCGTCGGGCCTGTAGCAGCAGAGCCAGAGCGCCGTTATGAACCTCTCCCACGGGAAGAGGTCGAAAGGGAAGAACCTGGCGTATCCGATGTATGTGGCGAGCTGGTCGCGGTTTATGGCTATGGCCTCGTGGTCGAAGCACCACCGTATGTGCCTCGCGAGCTGCCTCTGCTCGTCGCAGACCGGGT